ATTTGATGCTACTGCTAATTTGCAAGAGCAAATTAAAACAGACTTTACAGGAGTTATGGAAAGACAGACAGATGTAAATAAAGCTCGAATGAATGCAGGAAATATTGCACAATCAATTATGCGACTCAAAGCATTGGGTGGATAATGGAAGTATCTCCACCAGTTATAGAAATAATACAAGAAGAAGAAGTTTTCAAAGGTACTGCATATGATGATGCAAGACCAGATTATGTATTAAAACCTGGTGACAAAATTATAGGTACATTAACAATTGGTTATGGTCATACTAATGCAGCTAGAAATAATGATGAACAAATCAATATAGGCGATACTGTTACAGAAGAAGAAGCATTAGAGATACTCAAACTAGATATAGCTGAGTTTGGTAAGTATGTTACTAACAGAGCTAATAATTTTGAAGTTAACTTATTGCAACCACAGTTTGATGCTTTAGTTATGGCAAGTATGAATAGAGATGCCAAGATGAGTGGTGGTCCTCTATGGAGAGCTATCAAAAGTGGTGATGAAAAAAAGATTAGAGAGATATGGTCTAGTACAGTAGAGAAGTCTTTAGAAAAATACCCAGGTTTAGAAGGCCGGAAAGATAAAGAGTTAGAAATATTTTTTGATAGTTATGAAAAACCAGAAGATATTGATGAAGATAGAGGAATACCAGAGCCTGAAGATAATTTTATACCTGGACCTATACCAGAAAACAATATCCCACCAACAGTAGTTCCTCCACCAACAGAAGATACTGGTGTACAAAATATGATATGGACAGACCTATTCAACAATTTGTCTAATGCATTTATAGATAATCCTAGAACTGCAAGAGAAAGAGAATTGTTTGGTAGAACTTCTATTCGCTACAATCCTCCAACAGAGAAGGATATATCGGAAAAAATTGTGTATGATAGTGAAGAGAAGCAAATAATAGGTGATAACTATACAAGGTTATTACAAGCAATATCGCAAGGATTTATGAGATAATGGCACAAGTAGTAGTATATGGACCTAATGGGGCTAGAACAACAGCTAATACAGTATTTACAGAAGCTGACAAAGCCGCTGGTTATACAATGTCTGAGTACGATAGACTTATTGCTGGTCAAGTACCAGGAAGAGAAGGCTATGCAGGTGCTTCACAAACAGAACCTTTAACACCAGAATACCCAGGAGACTATGGTGGTGAAGATGCTTCTACTCCTACTAATGAAAGAGAAAGTGTTGTAGGCATAGGTAATACAAACTACGACACAAAAGATTATTCTAATGTGGGTGAAGATGGAGAAGTAGTAATTAAGAACGAAGATGGTTCTGTATATTCACCTATAGCTAAAAGAGATATGCCTATTCCTCCAGGTGCAGAATATTGGAATGTTGATGGTGAGTATTACATTGTGTATTATATTCCTGGTACAAACACACCGATATATTACGATTCAAGTTTAGAAGATTTAAAAAATATATTTGGTCCTGTTGAATTTCCTGGTATAGAACAAACTATTAAATCTCCTACAGCAGAGGAATGGAACTCAGCTATTCGTTTTGGTGACTCACTAGAGTTAGCTGACCTTACTGTGTACAATCCTGAAGTAAGTCCATGGTCCTCTTTCATAGATACAATTGCAACAGAGTCTAAAATTAGGCCTTGGTTGCAAGATGCTGAAATGATAGAAAGACTAGCTGAAGCTACTTTAGAAGGTAGAACTGTTACTGATGCAGAATGGCAATCTACAAATTGGTGGAGAACACATACACAAGCTGAAAGAGATTGGTTACTATTAGCACAAAGCAATGCAACAGATTTCACTTCAGTATTAACTGCGGATGCAGAAAGAAAAATACAGGACGATAAAGCCGCTATAAAAAATTTGATGGAACAGTCAGGTATATCTAATCCATCAGATGAACTTGTATCTTGGGTAGGACAAAAATTGACTACTGGTCTTTGGTCTGATAGCTATGTTGCTGAACAAGTAAAGATATTGTCTGACCCTACATTAGAAACAAACATGGATGTCGAGTTAGATAATTTTATAACATCTGGTGCTATAGATTATGACACCACAAGAGCTGGAGAATCACAAGTTAAAAGACTTAGCAAAGAAATAATGGGGCCTGTTTTTGGTGGTAACCTTGCAGAAAGTCAAATTAGTAAATGGGCTGGTATGATAAGAAATGACCCAGATGCAGAGATAGAAATTAGAGACAAAATGATGAGTATGGTTAAAGGACTTTTTGGTGAAAATACAGCTGAAGGTTTGACATACGAAGAGATTGCTGCACCTTGGCGTGGGTTTACTAGCAATGTTTGGGGTGGAACTTTAGATGAAACTTCTAACTTATTTCAAAATGTTATTAAAGCTAATGACATAACAAAAGCAAATCAACTTCTTTACACTGCTGGGCTACAAGATGGTGGTTCTGAAAAAATAAAAACAGAAGTAAAGAATAACATTGTAGGTGCTTTCGGTGGTGGAAGTGTTAGGAGGATTGTATAGTGGAAGAATTTTTAAAAGAAGTTAGAGCTTTATTACCTTGGTTACCAGAATCATTAGTAATGACTTATGCTAATAGTTATGCTACAAATCAAAATACAGATATCGCTTTAGCAGAAGTAAGAGCTACTGAAGAATACGAACAATTTTTTCCTAAGAACAAAAGACCAGATGGAACAGTTAGATTATCAGAATCTGATTATGCTGCTGTTAAAGAATCTTATGGTTTAACTGTTTCTGATTATGGAATTAACCCAGACTATTTCGAAAACACATTTGCAACTTTAATAGAAAAAGGTATATCACCAAACACTTTTAGACAAAGAGTAGCTACAGCTAGTGAAGGTATCATGCAAAATATTCCTGCTGTAAAAGATTATTATGCTGCAAACTTTGCTATGGATTTAACTGATGAGTCTATCCTTGCTTCTGTTATAGACCCTGATGTCGGGCAAGCTATTATAGAAGGAAGAATAACTGCTGCACAAATAGGAGCAGAAGCTGGTGCTAGAGGATTTGAATTGAATGCACAAGAAGTACAAGCATTAGAAAGAGCCGGATTAACACAGTCACAAGCAAGAGAATTTTTTGCTGTAGCGGAAAGAGAAGTTCCTAGACTAGCTAATCTAACTAGGAAATTTAAAGCAGAAGAACCAGTAACTGTAGAAGAAGTATTAACACCAGAAGGTCTAGTAGAAAGACCGGGTTACGATATTGAGGAATTTGTACAAGCTAAAGTCTTTGGTTCTGCTGAAGAGATAGAAAGATTAAGAAAACTAGAAGCACAAGAAATATCTGAGTTTACACCGCAAACTGGTGCAGCTAGAACAGGTCGTAGAGTTACAGGGCTTACTGAATCCTAGTACTATATATAGTATTAAATCCTTGACATACAAGATATAGTGGTATAATTAAATTATCGCATAGCGGTAGTCTGCGAATATAAATCGACTCTGCACATCCGGCTTATGTCTGGCGTATAAGCTGAGTATTTCAATTCGCCTAGTATCGGTACAGCTAGAAGTGGCTGACAATTCTCATTTGTACTTTAATTATAACTTGTCGCCTATCGCATTATATTCCCCAGGGTAATGCAGTTAGTAGAAACTGGGAGAGGAGAGAATATGGAAAACGAAGTAGAAAATACAGTAGAAGAAACACAGGAAGAAAGTAATCCTGTATCTCAGTTAAGAGAGCAATTAAAAAAAGCTCAATCTGAGAATAAGGAATTGAAGGCCTTTAAAGCAGATGCTGTTTTTAAAGAAGCAGGGTTTGACACTTCAACCGGTGAAGGCAAGGCATTAAAAAACTTATATGATGGTGAGTTACAAGCAGATGCAATTAAGCAGTTTGCTTCTCAAGAGTTCGGATGGGGTCAAGCTCCAGCTGAAGCAACAGAGCAAGAGGCACAAAAGCAAAGAGTTGTAACTAGCCAAGAAAACTTAGATACTGTTATTGAAGCATCAGTTCCAGTAGAACCTGTAGGACTAGATGACCAAATAAATCAGGCACAAGCTGATGGTGATTGGGCTACAAGTTCCGCTCTTAAAGCAGACAAATTAAAACAATTATTAAAAGATAAATAGAAAGGACCTAAGAAATGGGTGCAGTATCAGGACTCGGCGATTCTTATGACTTGCCGAATTATGTAGGGGAACTCTTTAATGTTACTCCTAACGACACTCCTTTTCTATCCGCTATTGGTGGGATGACTGGTGGTAAATCAGTAACCTCTAAACAATTTACTTGGCAAACAGTAGATAACGCTGCTGCTGCTCAGACAGTTGCATTAGAAGGTGCAGACCCAACATTCGCAGAAAGAACAAGAAGTGAAGTAATAAATGTTACACAAATTATGCAATATGGTGTTAATGTTTCTTACACA